CTCGTTTAGAATGCAGCTGACGAATGCTTTGTCTGGTAATATCAAATCATGTTTCCCTGGAACTCTGAGAAACTTGAGCCTAGATCCTTTGATTTCTCTTGCGCCTAAACCAGAACTGCTACCGCTAATGAATGTTCTTACTGTGCTGACCGATGAAGGTCTACAGGGTTCATGGAAAGAAACAGGAACACAAGGATTCCAAAGCAATCGAAACATTATTGGATTGTTTGCAGATTTAGGTTATGATACTAGCGTTGCTCCATTTAATTCAGACCAAACACCTTGGTCTATGGCTTTGGTAAACTGGACATTAAAACGCACAGGATACCGATATACGCAAGCGATAGATGCCTTTGATATTAAGAATAGAAGTTCTGACTTTGGTGCAACTGAAGTGGCATTAATTGATGCTCTTCCTGGAGATATAGCAGTTTGGGATTTCGGTCACGTAAACTTTGTGAAAGAAAAACGTCAGGATGGAAAGCTAACATTCATCGGTGGATGTCAGGCGCAACCTTCTGAGCCGAATGTAGGAACTATCTCTGTTTCTTGGCAAGATGGCTATGACCCAGTCAATAATAATGGTTCGTTAATAAAAATATATCGCCCATCTAAAGTATAAATAGGTCTATATGGCACTCACGAAACCACCAATTTTTAGCGACTTTAGCACATCTTTTGGTTAGAAATCTGATCTTAACTAGCAAATACGAAAGGTTGATAGATCCAGAAATTGGTGCCAACATATACAATTTATTGTTTGAGCCAATGGATCCTACTACAACTATTCTTATTACAAAAGCCATTGAGATAACTCTTCAGAATTATGAACCACGAGCCAATATTGAACAAATAATTGTAACACCAGATTATGATAGGAATAGATATTTTATTCAAGTAGTATTTTCTCTAAACACAAATCAACGTCAGGCGACTGTTGAACTTTTTCTTAATAGGATCCGATAATGGCAAACGGTTTTATATCTACAACTCAGCTAGATTTGGCAGTGTATAAAAATAATCTAAAACAGTATCTCCGCCAACAACCTAGATTCCAAGACTACGACTTTGAGGGTTCTAACCTTTCTGTTTTGCTTGATGTACTGGCATACAACACATATCAGAATGCGCTGTATCTTAACATGGTCGGTAGTGAAATGTTCTTGGATACAGCGCAGCTTCGTGAATCAATTGTTTCACACGCGAAGGAACTTAACTATGTTCCTCGCTCGCGCTCGAGCGCAAGAATCAATCTTACAATAACTGTTCCGACTGTCGCTGGTTCGCCAGACACAATTACTGTTCCAAAATATTATAAGGTTCTTGGTAAAGATAATAACAACAATAGCACTTATTATTTTACAACCAACGAAGCTACTGTCTTATCAAGAGCAAATAATTACATTGCAGATATTTTATTTTATGAAGGTATCGAAAATACAGAAGTATTTTCTTATGGTAATCGTGTAATTTTATCTTCAGAAGATATTGACACTTCTTCAATAACAGTATTTGTACGAGATTCAGAACAAACCTCTGAGTTAGTAGAATGGACTCGTGCCAACGATTTATTTGGTCTAGAAGCAAATGATAAAGTATTCTTCTTACAAGGGGCATCAGGTTTCAAGTATGAAATTAGTTTTGGTAATGACCTTGTTGGTAAAGCGTTGATCCCTGGTAATATTGTTTATGTACAATATAGAGTAAGTTCTGGATCTGATGCAAACGGCATTACTAGATTCTCATCAATTCAGGGTATCGAAGGTAATAGCGTAGAAGTTTCTCTTGCTGAGTTAGAATCTAAATCAACTGGTGGTTCTTTTCAAGAAACCAACGAATCAATTAGATTCAATGCAGCGAAATTCTTTCAAACACAAGAACGCGCAATTACTTCATTAGACTTCATTTCGCTTATTAAAACTTATTTTCCTTCTTTGAAAAATGTAATCGCCTATGGTGGCGAAGAAGAAACACCACCTCGTTTTGGTAAGGTATTGGTATCTGCGATACCATTCGAAGGAACTGTTGTTTCTGAACCATTAAAACTACAAATTCAAAACTTTGCTAAGAGCAGAACAACTCTTTCAATCGAGCCTATTTTTGTAGATCCAGATTTCATCTATGTAGATTTATCAACAAATGTAAAGTATAATTCGTCATCGACTACGAAAACAGCAACGCAACTCAGCACACAAGTAAATACTGCTATTCTAAATTATGTTGATGTTTCCTTAAATGATTTTAATGCCGCGTCTAACAAAAGCGATCGATGACGCAGATATAGCCATTGTTAGTAACGAAACAAAATTAAGATTAGTTAAAAAAATTATACCAACACCTAATATTCCATTCACCACCACTTGGAATTTCGAAAACGTACTGAAACAAGACTATACTGGTAAAAAATATACAACAGAAACTCCTGTTATTACTTCTACTCCCTTTCTCTATAATGATGTAGAAGTTTCTATAAGAGATGACGGTCTTGGTACGTTGTTTATTGTGGGCGACGGGATTGATAATATTTCTTGCGGAACGGTTGATTATGAAACTGGCACAATTAGTATTACTTCTTTGTTAGTTACTGGATTTGATGATAATTATATTAAAATATATGCTCTTCCGCAAAACCTTGATATTGAAACAAAAACAAATAAAGTTCTTTTGTTAGAAGAAGAAGATATCGCGATTAATGTAATTGCGTCCAGAGAATAATAAATGAAAGATATTGAATTACTAATTTCTAGCCTTGTTGAAGAACAATTTCCTTCTTTCTATAAAGAAGAAGGAGAGATGTTTATTGCGTTTGTAAAAGCATATTTTGAGTGGCTAGAATTAGAAAATAATATTACTAGAGAATCTAGAAATTTGATGTCATATCGCGACATCGATAGTACACTGACAAAGTTCGTAGAGAACTTTCAATACAAATATCTGCAAGGTGTTCCTCGCCAGTATACTGGTGACAGACGTTTGCTACAAAAACATATTAAAGAGATTTATGCTTCTAAAGGAACTTCGCGTGGTCTTGAGCTATTGTTCCGCTTGTTGTTCAACGAAGATATAACTGTATATTTTCCAGGCGATGACGTAATCAAGCCTTCAGATGGCGACTTTGTTATACCTCGTTATCTAGAAATGCAGTTTAATAAAAATCTATCTCTGTATGTTGGTAAGACTATTACTGGTCGTATCTCTGGCGCCACAGCGATTGTAAACGACTATCGATATTTTATCAAAGAAAATAATAGATTCGACATACTTTATATCTCTAATCTTAAAGGTCATTTTCAAGCTAACGAAGAAATTATCAATCAAACTGTTTTAGACGATAATAATCTTGAAGTTATTGATAGCCCAATTATTAATGGTTCGTTGTCAGAAATTATCATAGTTGATGGTGGTATCGGTTTCAAAGTAGGCGACACCTTCTCCGTTGATAGTTTTAAGAATGGTACAAATGCTAAGGCAGTAATCACTGACGTCGTTCAGCGCGCAGGTTTTGTTACATTTGACGTTCGTAATGGTGGATATGGTTTTAGTAATGTTTCTACTCTTGAAACTGCTGGATTCGACGAACAAATCTATTCAAACTACATGCCACAAATCAGATTAGAACGCACATCTGCTGATTTGACTGCATCAGGTGGTTCTGGAACATTTACAGTAGACGAATTGATTACAGGAAATTCTTCTGGTGCCAGCGGTTTATTTGTTTCTGAATCTGGCGGAAAGGTTTTCCTAAGGAGAGTAGAAGGAAACTTTAGCACCAGTGAAACGATTACAGGACAAGACAGTGGAGCCACTAGAACATTCTCTGGCGAAGACTTGGTATCAGAAGCTTCCTTTAAGATCGGCTATATCCAAGAATCTCAGACAAGATCTCTGACAGGTATTCGTATTGAAGACGCATGTAATGTAGCTGTTACATGGTATAGAGATGGAACTGATGTTATTATTAAACATCCATTTCATTGCTTGCGAGATGGCGACGAAGTCGTCATAAAAACTTCTTCTAACACCGCAGCACTTCCAGCAAATACAACCACACCAGTCACAGTGACGCTGACTGATCTGGCGTATTCAATTAATTCTACAGCAATGTATATTACTGCTAATTCTCATGGTTATCTTGGTGCCGACCAGATTATTGTAAGAAGTGCTTCTAATACAACTTTAATTCCTACAGAAGCTAAGTTTAATGTCAGTATTGTAAACGCTAACGTGTTTTCAATACCAAAAACTGCTGCTGTTGCAAATGTAGGAGATGCTCCAAACTATGGTGGATTTTGCGATTTAGCAGTTTTAATTGCCAATGGTTCTGTTTCAAACTCTCTACTAATCGAAGTGCCGACCAGCACTATGGATATAGACGAAGCAATTAAATTCGGCAATATTGAATTTGGTAAAATCGCAGACGAACGCAATGTTCCATCTGGACTATCTTCTGTATTCGGTGGCGACGGTTACAAAACCAACGTGCTTGTTTCCATCACGGATCCTATTCTGTACGGTCTAAGAATTCGTGGAACTCCCAGAACTCTAAGTGGCTTAGTTACGATTGCGGGGAATGTTGTAACTGGTTCTGCAACCTCGTTTACAAGCGAACTAGTCATTGGTTCGGAAGTGTATAGTGAGCTATTTGGCACACAATCTAGAAAAGTGTCTGCTATTAACAGCGATACTGAAATAGAATTAGAAGAAGCGTTCAAAGATAACGCAGGTAATGAATTGTCAGACGCTACACCAGAACCTCTTCTAGCTGTCACTTATTGGGGTAAGATAGATTTCCCAGCGACCGACTCTGTCGATAACGCTGATGTATTTGGTATTGCAGGTTTCGGTCGTGGTGCTGCTAATAGATTGGCAGTCGTAGACTCTGGCATCGGCTATCAAGATGGAGAATCGTTGACTCTGTATTACAATAAAGACGCAACGAGAACTATTTCAGCAGTGGGTGTTTCTGATTCTGATGGTAAGGGCGAAGGCTTCTTCCGTTCTAATAGAAGTTTCTTAAATTCTAATAAATATATTCATGACAATAGATACTATCAAGAGTTTTCGTATGAAGTGCAATCTACTATTTCATTCGATAAATACTCTGCAATATTAAAAGAAATCTGGCACCCAGCTGGCGTTTCTAAATTTGGTAGAGTGGTAGTTAGAGATGTTGCAGAATTAGAAACAGATTCGGTTGAGACAGAAATTGAATTTGTAAGAGATACCGTTTTTATTACAAGTAGAGCAACAGACACTGCAATTAGCACAAATAGGTCGACTGTTTATTCTACGAGCACCGCGTATGGTACAGGTACAACTAAGTCTACTGGTACTGTGTTTGAAACAAATACAGACATATGATACCAAATTTGCCACCAGCACTGTTTTCTCTACCAACCTATTAACCAGCACGAGCATTCAAACGGAATAATCAATGAGCAAAGTATTTTCAAAATTCAAAAGAACAGCCATTACAGAATTGGTTAATTCTACTGACCAAAGAACTATCACGTCAGTAGCTATTGCGAATGGCGGAACGAACTATGCTGTTAATGATGTCCTTGAGATTGCAGGAGGAACTGTTCTCAAAGTGACGACAGTAAATGCTGGTGCAACAAACGCTATCTCGTCAATAAACGTAGTCGCTAGTGGAACTTATTCTGATTTCACGGCTCTTTCTAATGTGGCTGTTTATAATGTTTCTAACTCTGTTGCAAATAGCGTATATGGTGGTCAACAAACAGTTTCTGGTGCTAATCTTAGAATTAATGTTGCATTAGATACGAATGCTGTGAAAACAAATAGATTTTACATGCTTGCTGCAGGAACTACTGAGCAAGAATCTGTTCCTTTAGAAAAAGAAACAGAATATGATTCGTTTCTTAATATCTGGGAAGAAACAGTATTTGGTAAGTCTGCTGGATTAATTCCAGTTGCTCGCCGAGTAAACTGGGAAGCTAATACTTTTTATTCAGCTTATGATGATAGAGATGAATTATTAAGCACAAAAGACTTTTTTGTTATTGATAGTGGATCCAAAGAAATCTATAAGTGTATTGATAATGGTGCTACTGTTTCCAATACAGAACCTCTTTCTGTTAACAATCCAGGAGAGTATCTAAGCGTTATTGTAGGAACTCCATTTACTTTATCTGATGGATACACTTGGTTGTATATGGGAACAGTGAATACACAAATTGATGAAATATACGGAACAACCTCGTATTTTCCTGTGCAGGAATTTGCCAATACAAAATCAGCTGCAGTCAATGGTGGATTGTTCTCAATCCGAGTTTCCTCTATTGGCGACAATTATGTAACT